GTTCAACAGGGTTCGACGTAGCGCCGCTGCCGATTTGATTTCGCAGATCTGCTCAGGGTTAAGAATGCGTTTTGCCATGTGAACTATGTTGACAGTTTCTTCACGATTGGCGCAACGATCTTTTTCAATTCAATGATCTTTTGACGTTCCTCTTCATCCGAAAGACCATTTTCAAACCTGTCAGACCGTATGGTCTGATTCTGTTTATGTATCTGTATCTGACTCTGACTCTGACTCTGAATCTTGGCCGTCACATCGCCGTCACCGTGACGGTCACTCGCCGTCACAGTAACGGTCTGTGACTGTGTGACAGGATGTTTCTTCCCGTCACGCCACCGCTTTGTGCGCTCGGCTGAATGGTCGCTAATGAACTGCCGCTCGGCCCATTTCTTGGGTTGCCAGCCGGTAGTAATAAGGCCAATTTTGCAAAGTCTGCCAAAGACTTCCGCGCCTTCTTCAAAGTTCAACCCGAGGGCTTTGCAAACCGCTCGTTGACGCAATTCTGGTTCGGGATAATCGGCATCAAGCGTGCCGTTACACTTAAGGGCAAGGACCATGACAAAGTGTCGTTGATCGGCAAAGTCCAACAGCTGGACCTTGGGATCGGACACGATCTCGCCATAGAGACGGAACCAAGGCAGGGGCTTGTGCATAAGTTCTCCGCACCTTCTCCACAGGAGGACTGGCGGCAACCATGGAGAAGGTTTGTGGCTGTCCCACGAGGATCAGTCGTGGTAAGCCGCCAGTTCCGATGATACTACTAAAACGGAATCGAGTCGTCGTCAAAACCGTCCATCGGCTCGGATGGCCGCGGAATGGACGTCGGCATGGCCGCTGGCACCGCCTTACCGCCGGCAGGGCGATCCTTGCGCTTCACCTTTGCGCTCATGAACGTCCCGTTCTTGCCCTGGCGCAGCTTCAAATCAATGAAGTATTCCACGCCTTCCACGTTGATGGTGCCCCGATATTCCGGGTGCCAGTCTTCCGTTCTGCGGTCGTTCTTGAACACCACGCCGGTGTTCGTCTTGTCATATTGCGTCATACCCTTCCCTTTATTGCACTTGACAAACCAAATTCTGTAAACTGCACCCCGGTGGTACGCCTCTTATCGCCAATGCCCCAGGCATTCCCCGGTTCGGTCAGGCCACCGACGCCGGGGTTTGCTTCCCCATACGCATCTCGATGTCCCGCCGACGCATGTCCGTCAGTCGTTTGCGCCCGTTGATCCAGTTGTAGATCGTCTGACGCGACACGCCCAGCCCACGAGCTGCGCGGCTGATGTTCCCAAAATGGGCGATGATTTGCTGTATTTCCATGTCTCCAATCATCCCATGCAAAATATTTTTGTCAACCTAGTTGACACTATCTTCAACCGGGTTTACAGTTCTACCCACGTCGGCACGGTGCTGACAGGAGGAAAACATGGAAATCGAATTGCTCATCGACAACGTAGCGTGGTCTGTCGACTGGTTTAACGGTTGCTACGTGGTCACCCGCCGCGACCTTTGCAAGAACGGCCCAATCCTTGAGTACTACCCGGACGAGCAGACGCCGTTCCACGAATTCATCATCGAAACGCTGGCTGACTTGTACGTCCCGCCAAAGCACCCGAACAAAAAGGCGGTGCGCTCATGAATCACGACAAGTTGGATGACATTGTGCCGTGGATCTGCCTCGGCTTCTGCATCGGCGTAGCGTTTGTTCTGTTCGTTTGGAATTGAGCCTGGGAGGGCATCATGAAAGCACGAGTGTGTGGGGTTAAGTGGATCAAAGCGATCAATTGGAATCCGTCGCTGATCCACATCGTTGACGCTGACCACATCCCGACCGATTACGTCCGCGCGACCGAAATCGTCGAAATCGAATTGCCCGAGCTGACCGCCGAGCAGGTGTTGGCAAATCACGATCAGCGCGTATCGGACATCAAGGCCGCCAAGCTCGCGGCTTTGCAGGCCGAAATCAACAGTTTGAAGGGAGAATAATCATGGGACGCATGAAAGAACACGTTATGGCTGACATTCAGAATCTGCACGACGAGCCGATGCCGGAGCCGACGCCGCCGACGCGGACTTTGTACCAGGCGTTGTCCGCAGCTCAGGCGGAGATGCGCAACCCGACTTTTGACAAGGTCAACCCGCACTTCAAGTCCAAGTTCGCCAGCCTCGCGGCTGTGCGCGACGCCGTCGTGCCCGTGTTGGCGCGCCACGGCATCGCCATGACCCAGACCTATGACTTCTACGAAGGCGCGCAGGTGCTGGTCACCACCCTGTACTACGGTGACGACCGCATCGAGTCGCAAGTGCCGCTGCCGGCCTATCAACAGCCGCAACAATGGGCGTCGGCCACCACCTACATCCGCCGCGTCAGTCTCATGGCGATTGCGGGCGTCTGCGGTGACGAGGACGACGATGCCGAGGAGGCCACCCAGACCGCCCGTAAATCGCCGCAAAACGCCGCTCCGACAGGCTTTGCGTCTTGGTGGGCCGACATGCACGCCGTGGCTGATAGCGGCTCAGACGCCCTCAGAACGGCTTGGTCGGCAGCGTCGATGGAATACCGCAACCACGTCCAGAGCACCTACAGCAGCGAGTGGGCAGTCCTCAAGACCAAAGCATCGCGGGTGGCGGCATGAAGCCCATCATTATCGAGTGCGAACAGCGCACCTCGGAATGGTTCGCAGCCCGGGCCGGTCGTCTGACCGGTTCCGTGGCGGGCGATATGTTGGCCAAACTCAAGTCGGGCGGTGAAGCTGCCGCCCGGCGTGACTTGCGGCTTCAGCTCGCCGTCGAAACTTTGACCGGGACGCCGATGGAACCGTCGGGGTTCGTCAGCCCTGCCATGCAGCGCGGCATTGATGCCGAACCGCTCGCTCGCGCCCGGTACGAGGCCGAGACGGGCAATCTTGTCCGCACAACTGGGTTTGTCATCCGCGAGGATCTGGCGGTTGGCTGTTCGCTCGATGGCGACATCCGCAACTTTGAGGGCATCCTTGAGATCAAGTGTCCCAAATCAGCCACGCACTGCGGGTATCTCAAGGATAAGCGCTTGCCGTCCGATTACCTGCCGCAGGTGACCCACAACCTGTGGGTAACGGGCGCCCAATGGTGCGACTTTGTGTCGTGGGACGACCGGATGCCGTCCGGTCTGGACTTCTTCATGGTCCGAGTCATGCGCGACGAAACGGTCATGGCGGCATACGAGTCCGACCTGCGGCGGTTCCTGACCGAGGTGCAGTCTGAGGTGGGGGCGTTGCGTAACCTTCAAAACAATCAAACGGGGATTGCAAAATGAACGACTACGAAAACAAATTGCGCGCAATGGTTGACCAGAAAGTGACTGCCGCAATGGAGGCGGAAGCTGATCGAATTGCACAAACGATCATCGCCAACATGATGTTTGCCCCGCCAAACGCTGCAAAAACGATTCCGCAGCCCGGCGTCAAACAATCGACGGGGCATCAGCCTAAATGGCGTCAATTGGCTCCTTCTAATTGCTGGTTGTCGTTTGGCGATTTGTCAAAAATCAAAATGATGCCTCACAACGACTATCGCAAAATCGCTAACGATGTCGTCGATTTTTTGGGCAACAAAAACCCGTTATCGAGACGGGAAATTAATCAGATGCTGTCAAACCGGAACCCATCTTTAAGCGTGGGACGGTTAAGTGTGTTGCTGTCCAACGTAATTTCTCGGGGGATTTTCAAAGTCGTAGCGGTTCCCGATCATGAGTGAGATTACACAGGACCGCATGGAAGCCGCCTTGCATTACCTGGGCGAGACCGACAAGGACTATGCCTTGGAAAAAGCCGAGCTAGAACGGTCGGAAATCGCCCGCAAGCGCGCTCGCGCCAAGGTGTTCTTGACCGTTGATGGCACCGTCGCCGAGCGTCAGGCCAAAGCCGAAATTGATGAAAGTGTGACGGAATCGGATGATCGTTACATTGAGTGTGTGCAAATTTTCGAGACCTTGAAAGCCCGCCGGGAACGGGCCGAGATCGTCATCGACGTGTGGCGTTCAATCAACGCAGCGAGGAGGAAAGTATGAACTTGGACGATGATCAGGAATTCATCGGGCGCGACGAGTCCGGTGATCGAGCCGAGGCCGCCGTTTGGCTCGCCGTCAAAATACTCATGTGCATCGCCGTCTTGGACGTGATTGCGGAGGTGATCCGTGACGGACTCTGAAGCCAACCGGATGCGCGACGCGCTCCACGCGGCCAACGTGGACGCCAACAACTTTCGGGATGCCCTCAAGGACATCTTGAGGCTGTGCGACGAGAACCGCCGGGGGATCGTGTCGGAGATCGAGGGGATCGCCCAAAGGACGCTGGGGGTGCTGTCATGACCGACACCGACCGTCACTATTTAAAGCGTCTGGTGGACGTCATGCAGCGGTGTTCCCCGGTGTGGTGCGACCTAAACGGAAAGAGTCAGGTCGATGACGAGGAGTGGGACACCGTATTATCTGAAGCCGAGGACTGGCTGGAGGACAACCCATGACCCGCGATGACATCATTCGAATGGCGCGTGAGGTAATTCCAAATAGCGCCGCATTTGAATTGAAAGGGCATTACGAGATTGAACGCTTCGCCGCCCTTGTTGCCGCCCATGAGCGCGAGGCGTGTCTGGACATTGTTTCCAAATCTATTTGTTTCAACGATTGCGAATGTCACGATGCCATCCGTGCGCGGGGGGAGAAATGAACATGAGAACTTTTGACCAGATCATTGACGCAAACATGACGGTGACCGACCATCTGCTGCGAGACGCTATCCATGCTGTTATCGTGGACGCGATCCATGAAGCCGTGGACGTGGACGCGATCCATGAAGCCATGGAACAGGAGCGCGAGGCGTGTGCGAAGGTGTTAGAAGAAAACGCTAAGGCTTGCGTTAAGGATTCCCTGATGTACAAAGTACTCATGAGCAACGCCATGGCCATCCGTGCGCGGGGGGTGAAACCATGATCTGCACGACATTAAATCGAATTCGCGAACATGATCCGTGTGTTGAAGGTTGGAAAAAAATTCTTCAGCATCTTGGCAAAACAGAAGCCGATGACGAGCCGCTACCGTTTAGCGTCATTGTGGAATCAAACGGAATGGAAAACGCTTTGTGGGCGTGTCGCACGGTGCCTGAGCATGACCGCGAGTGGCGGTTGTTTGCTGTCTGGTGTGCAAGACAAGTGCAGCATCTGATAACCGATCAACGAAGCCATGACGCAATCAATGTCGCAGAGCGTTTTGCTTTGGGCGCAGCGACAAAAAATGAATTGGATGCGGCGTTTGATGCGGCGTGGTCTGCGGCGCGTGGTGCGGCGTTTGATGCGGCGCGTGGTGCGACGTGGTCTGCGGCGTGGTCTGCGGCGCAAGATGCGGCGCAAGATGCGGCGCAAGATGCGGCGTGGTTTGCGGCGTGGTCTGCGGCGCGTGATGCGGCGTGGTCTGCTCAAACAGCAGAGTTTTTGCGTGCTGTGACAGAAACGGAGTGTTGTGAGGCCATCCGTGCAAGGGGGAACAATGAACAGGGATGACATCATTCAGATGGCGCGTGAGGTAATTCCAAATAGCGCCGCATTTGAATTGAAAGGGCATTACGAGATTGAACGCTTCGCCGCCCTTGTCGCCGCCGCCGAGCGCGAGGCGTGTGCGAAAGTGTGTGAACGAAAGTCAGCGGTTAAGGGCGGCGAGGTCTTTGCGGCTCGAATCCGTGAGAGGGGCGCTACCGAAACCGGCGTCTGATCCGATTGAGATGCCACCCTATCCCGAGCGTCGCGACGAGTGCCGCTCGGGGATGGTCGGTAAACCACAGCGAGAACAAGATCAGTAGGACGGCGTGGCCCATCAGGGTTTACCGGACAAACGCTTGATAATGACCTGTTGCAGCTCGTCGATCTCCGCCTTTGCCGCCGCCAATTGATTGCGGCTGTCGGCCAGCGCTTTAATCAGCGCATCCTTCTCGTCCGTCAGCGCCCGTATAACCGTCAGGAGCCGCCCGATCGTCTCTTGCTGCCGAAGGATAGACGGCAGCTCGTCAAGCCGTCTCAGGACGTCTGAAGCCCATTTAGGGACGGGTAACTGGGGCGCTGTCATGGGCTACTGTCGCGGCCCAGTCCACGGCATTTTGGAGTCGGGTAGCGTCGCGGGTACAGGCGGCGACAACGTCACCGAGGAGGGCTTCAACGTCAGGTCGAGCTGCTTCAGGAGGGGCAACGCTTCCGACGGTTGCGACAGGCTGACCGGGGTCTTGCACGGGACGGGTACGTAGACGGTTTTCGTAGTCACGCACCCGCTGAGACAGACTATCGCCCAACAGGGCAGCAGCATGGCTGCTCGACGTATACGCGGCATCGGCGTTTTCCTTCTCGGTGGTGGCGACCTTAATGGCCGCGGTGTGGGCCGCTTGAATGGCCTTGAGGGTGTCCTCGAGCGCGACCACTTTCGCCCTGGCACTGTCCCGTTCGTGGTGCAAAACGCCGATCGTGCCGAGTAGGCCGAGCAACGGGACGGCCCACCAGAAGCGACGCAGCAGGGCGAGCCAGATCACGGCGTCTTGTCCAAGAGGGTGTTCAGGTACCACTGCGCCTTGCGCAGCGACTCTCCCCCACCCTTCTTGCGTTCGCGCCAAACGTATTTGGCAATATTGCCTTTCAGGTAGCCGCGGAACTCCTCAGCCGTGAGCTGCGCCTCGATGGCCGTGATGCAGTCGATCATGCCTTGGCGGTAGTGCTCGGGGTCGTTTATCGGGTCGGGGATTTCGACGGGTCGACTATCTTCCACAGGTCGTTTAAAGCGCATTTGATCACCTCAACCATGCCGTACAGCTCGTCGAGCTGCTTGTGAATGATGACGAGCTTGTCATCGACGGAATACTTACCGAACCGCGGCAACGGCCGCTGCCGGTAGGCGTACAGATTCGACAGCACCATGACGTGGTCGCCGTAGTCCGCTTTGGGGTCGTTGTCCATATTTGCGCCTGAGATAAGTCATCGATAACGGCATCAGGTCGTAGGTGCCGTTCTCGACTTCGTTAAGGATGACGATGCCGTTCCACTCGGAGTTCTGGACGTCGGCGGGTCGGTAATGTTCGTTGTCGAGATAGAACCGCCCGCAGACCAGACCGTGCTTAACGTGATCCGGATATTGCTTCGAGGCGTACAGGAAGCCCTGCTGGTGGCCTTGGACGAAGCTCGAGCCGATGTTGTTGAGGCGCGAGACGATCGTGCCGCCGATGGGTCGCCCCGAATAGGGGTTGGGGAAGTAGTGGCTGTACTTCACCCCGTCGATCTCAACGATCTTTAGGAACTCGTGCCGGGTAAACCACGGCGTCTTGAGGCTATCGAGGCTGATGATCCCTTCCCACTTGGGGTCGAGAAAGATAGCCCGAGTGAGTCGGTGTTCGTGATTCCCGAATAGAAAATGACACTCGGGGCTCCACATCTTGCGCCGCCCTTTGGCGAGGCGCATCCGCTCGTCTTCCATCGGCCTCACGAGGCGGTCGAACGCTTCGTTGCCGGCCTCGATGTCGGGCATGACCCGCCGCCCTTCGGCTTCTTTAGAGCCGGGTGCGTCGTGCATGGACAGGCTGGGCAGATCCCACCAGTCGCCGATCACGACGATGACGTCGGGTCGGTATTCGACAATGGCTTCGGCGGCCCAGTCTATGTGGGTGGTATCGGATCCCGGCCTGATTTGGGCATCGGGAATTATGAGGTGACGTCGCACATCATTTCTTGGATACCCGCTTTCGGGCGGGCTTCGGATAAACGGCACCGGTCAGCGCCTGGTGCAGTAACCCGGCCAAGGTGTCGACAAACACCTCGTTGCGGCCGAGCTTGTGGTTCATCATGTCCAAGATGGCGTGAACCATCTCGTGGAAGAAGGTATGGAGCTGGAGCGACTGGTCGATCTCGCCGCTGATGTGGATCTGGTGCAAAGTCGGCAACCAGATCCCGCAGCAGTCCTCCCCAAAGGCCCACTCGCCCGGCTTGGCCACGAACACTTGAATGGTGTGACCGAGCAGCGGGATCGTTTGGGGGATCATGTCGCTATCCTTTGGCGATGACGGCAGCGGCGCCGGCGACCATGACGCCCACCAGGGCGAGATTGGCCGCTTGCTCCGAGGTGAGGCTGTGGTGGGCAAGTGAGAGCATGGCGGCGACGCCGGCCCAGCTCGAGGGCTCCTTGCCCCGGTCGATGGCGTAGAGCGCCAACGCTTTGAGCTTGTTCATTGCGAATCGACTCCTGTTTCCATGATGGTCGCCAAGCGGACGGCTCGGCCCTTCACCTGCATGGCCCACTTGCTGTCGAGCATGGCTTCCTTGGCCGCGGTGTAGTCCTTGTCACGGATGGACCGCAAGAGGTCGTGGAAGCCGCTCAACCGGGTGGGGCCGAGGTTGAACATCATTTCGATGAGGACGGAACGTCGGGTGGGATCGAGGTCGAGGTAGCCGGCGATCGAGGCGCACTCGGTCTCGGCTTGCTCGAGCTGGATCTTGGCGACGGCGCTGGCGAAGGGTTCGGGCCAGTCTTGCAGGGCGCAGCCGTAGCCGATGGTCTGGACGCCGACGGTATCGAGGTAGACAGAGGGCCGGAAACCCTCTGCCGACTTGACTCGCGGTAAGGCGATGTCCAACTCCGCGCTCATTCCATGGCCTTAAGTCGTTTACGATGGAACAACAGGGCGTAGGTGCCGGAAACCAGAGCGATACACAGCACGATGAACTGTAGCACTTCGTTTGCTGCGGTTAAGTGACTGAAGAACCAACCTATCCACGCGGTCAGGGCTGCGCCGTCGGCAACCTTTTCATTGACTGACCCTTCCATGTCACAGTTTCCCGATGTCGCTTTTTACGGCGTCCGCGGCGGCCTTGACGGCGTTTGCTTCGGCGGTGGCTTTGGCACCGAGCTTTTCCCAGAGAACAGCACCACCCGCAACGAGGACGAGGGCGATAAAGAGGTACAAGAGGGCTTCCATTGAAATCTCCTAGTGGCGGGGGCGAAAATTATCGTCGTTGAGTAACCAGTCGCCGATCAGCAAGATCGCGACCGTGGCGAGGAGGACGAAGGTCATAATGTTTCCTTCCGGTGATTCGGATACGCCTTGTTGAGCGCGTCGCCGACCTTCTGGGCCAGCTCGAGCTGCGTCAGTTCTTCGGGGTCGCCCGCCTCGAGGACGGTGTTGAAGTCGGCGTGGATCATGGGTTATCCAATGTACTCAATAAGAAAGTAATTGGTTCCGATGTTGGTGATGTTTTGCAAATCAACCACATTGATCTGGCGCTTTGTGTCGCTGCTGCAAATGAAAAACAGATCGTTTGTCACGGCGTAACCATTTGCCAACACGCTGCCCGATGCCGTGCCGAGCACGGTCGGAGTTGCTTCATTCGTTCTGATTA